CCAGGAACAAAAATACACAACAAGATTGATTGATTCTATCGGGGAACCTGACCCTTCAGAGCTTTCATCTGAAATATTCATCAAGACGCTTATGAAATCTGAACATCAATTAGATGACTTGAAAGCACTAAGAACCAGACTTATTTCACTAGTTGGGAAGAGAGTCGATTTCGACGAACTTCTAGATTTGTATAGGTCAAACCCACAATTCTTTTCTAAATTTAACCCATATCAGAGACAGAACGGAGCATTTTCCCATCTAGTGTCATTGGTTTCGCAGTCGATAGAATTAATAGAGAACCATGGAGTCAGCATAAGGCTGATAGAGGGTTCGACTCAAGGGGGCGATAGAATAATGAGGGACATAGACCTCTGCTGGGTGACTGCTGACAACAGAATAGTTTTTGCAGACATGACCAAAACCCATTTAGAAAAAGGCGAATATGAAGCACAGAAATGTGTACAGGACATGGGCTCCTTCAAGATCCTAGCCAGTAGTTTGAGCGATGAGACTGGGATAGTGTCGAACAGGAAATACACGTCAAGTGAGTCTAAGTTAAGAGACTTGGAATCAAAACTCAGCGGCGTGTCTAGAGAGAACGTAGTTATAAGCAGGTTTGAGGATTTGCTGGATGATTTTGAGCTCATTACACACAACCCTGTTTCGAATGAACTTGACATAGAATTGGAGAACTCTCATCAATTAGTTAAAAATTTAAAAACCTTTGCAGATGATGATTTGGTAGACACTTGTTTTGAGTTCCTTGCGCAATCAATGGCGAGGAAGGACTATGCTTTCACAAAAAAATACAAACTGAAGCCAGATGATGATCTTGATCATGAGAAGATGACCTCAATGAACAACTCACATGTTGCTTCTCAGTTCTCACGCTACTGTTCTAAGTTCAAAAAGGGGGGTAGAAAATACAAGGAGAGTTTATCCTTCTACCACGATGCCTTAAAGACAGTCGAGACTAAAGCCTGGCTACCTTTCCCTTACCTAAAGCCTTCTGTCGAATCATTCGAATCACCATACCACGAGCTTGATACTTACAGTCTCCCTGGTTGGCTAAATGTTCTATCTGGTCTATCAGAGAAAGATGAAAATGAAATAAGACTGGAAGATGGTAAGTGGCTCAAGGCTATCGTTGTTAAGGAGAGAACAGGAGCTAGAACTAAATCTATTAGATTATTGAGCAATTTCCCCTTGCTAGATGTGTTTACTAGAGAAAAACGAGAAGGACACAAAACGTGCAAGACGTATGAGGAATTAGAAAGGAAGTTTTCTAGAGTTTTACAATGGTCTTCTTCTACTCCAGAGCCATATATGAACAGAGAGGAGGTCAGGCAACACGTTGAAGACTTAACAAGTGACTGTGAAACGAATGAAATGATAAAGGCGTTCTTGGCAGGCTCTCTGTCTGAATCAACAAACACCAACTTAATGTCATACTACTCATGTGTGCACCAAATTTGCGTTTGCATAAGCAAGTCTTACAAGAAACTAGCATTCACCAAGGGTGGCTCATCGAAAGTCGAGATCAAGAAAGGCATGTACGAGGTCTCATTGTCAATTGAAAACGTAAAAGGGAGAAAGGGGGTTGTTCTGAGTTTGATTAATCAAGGAATAACCAGCTCTAATGACACTACCTTTTGGACCATAGGAGATTACAACGACACACCTGAATTTTGTGTAATGCACAGTGGGAATCCTCTAGATGCATTTACCATGACTGTTCCAGATATGAACTGGTACTTGCTCTTGTGGTATAAATCCCTCAGCATGAGCGTTTACTCCATGGGTTACCAGCTGTCTCAACAAGGCACAATATCCTACAAGTTGGAGAGGACGAGAAACAAGATGACAACGTTATGGCTTATGTCTCTTAATGACCCAAACTTCTCCCAGTCGTCTGAAAAAATACGATACTGCTTTGTCAATGCTACAGGAATATCCAACGGGTGCTTGTCCATCTTCGAGGATTTAATGTTGAACGAATCTGGGGAATTTGTGGGTTATGAAGAGGGAAACCTAAAGATCGAAGATTGGAAGATGTACAAGCCCAGGTCGAATTTGGAGCTACTTTACATGAACAGAATGTGCAAAATGACATCCATGATAGAATACACTTCAGTAATAGGAAAGCTGTCATCACTAAAAGTATTCAATGAAACAACGCCTGACCCTGACTCTGTACACAGAAAGGCTGTGAAGTTTTGGAAGGTTGTATTCCCTGGTGAATCAATATTCACTTCTGAAGATGGTAACGTGTACAACAGTTTCTACACCTGCAAAATGATGTCTATGGAACGAAACAACCCAACATTGGGAGCTGCTCTGATCACGGAAAAGCAACTTAAAAACAGAGATATTTTCAACAAAGTTAGACTATCAGTACCGAAGATAGGAGAGGCTAGGCAGTTTGTTCCAAAAACAAAGCAGGAGTATGTAGATGCCTTTAAGGAATCCATTCTCATTCTGGGTGATTTTGGGCTTCATAGACCTAATGCGATATTGAGTTCACTCATGACTCTTTACACAATACGAAAACATTGCGGATCTCTGGAAAGGTGGTCAGCTTACAATAAAGACCTTGACTTAGAGTCTTCCTTTACCAAGCTAACTTGCTCAGACATTTTAAACAACAGGGGGTCAACCAGCTTGTCAGGAGAAAATGGCATAAATCCGAGTAGAGAAATGAAAAAGGGTGGGAGAGGATCAAAGGGGTTGAAAATAACACAGAAGACTAAATCATATGAAGCAATAATGAAGTATATGCATGATGTTTACACAAATGCAGAAGTAGGCAAAGTACCAGACTTAACCTCTGAGTCAAAGAAAAGAGAACTCCAAAGGTCAACTATACCTCAAGTACCAGACAAGAAAATAACAGAATCTCAACTCAAAGAAATATCCATGCTACCTACTGAGCTTTGGCCTTGCATAATACACACAATAGCCAAGGAGACGCCAATGATGATGAGAGTGTTCACAAAACCCCAAGTTGGTGTTAGAGAAATAGCGATCATGTCGGGAAATTTGAAAGTTCTTTCAGCTTTTCTAGAGAACAATGGCAGAATGATAAGAGACAAGGAATCGACAAATAGAGACTTGCAGTGCAACTTAATAGAATGTAGGGCGAAGAACACTATAGTCTTGGATAAATACAAAGACTTGGTAAGTTCTCACAGAAACGACAAGGGTTTTCTTGTGTTTGACAATGCAGACTGTTCAAAATGGGGGCCTTCACAGAACGTTTGGTTGATGCACATATGCTGTACCTTAAGAAACGATAATGAAGATTATTCTGAATTACTTAAGTCATGTTTCAAAATGTTCACAAACAAAATATCGAAGCTACCAGACGCAATATGCAATGAGATCCGTGATCCATCTGACCCTCAATCACGAACGGCAGTTGGGAAACTAATGTCCAGGCTTGTCACACGAGAGCTCAAAGAATCTGACATAAGCTTGCTAAATCAGTACCTGTTAAGCTCTGAAGGAATGGCTCAAGGAATATTGGGTGTTTTATCTTCTTGTCTTCAGTCAGACGTGCTAACATTCACAAACGATTTGACCGCAAGAGTTATACAACTAAAACATGACATGATTGTGTCTATAAGATCCTATTGCACATCCGACGATTATATAAGGATGATCTACTCAGAGAACATGAAAAATGCAGAATACAGTGTGCACACGATTTGTGACACTTTAGTAGGTGTATTGACAATACTGTCCAATGCTGTTGGAATAAAGAGAAACACGACAAAGAGCGTTTTAACTGAGTACATAGCAGAGTTTAATTCAATGTGGATGACGCTTAGTGGAGTTTTCGAACCGGAGGTGAAGTCAACATTGTCGTATATAGATTACCCTTCTTCATTGGACCCGTCTGATTGTGCTATACACGCTATGTCCCTATCGAAGCAATATGTCTCATCTGGAGGCTCAATAGTGGTTGGTGCGGCAATATGGATAATCCTGAATATAATGGCTATAGAGATGTGCAGTACGTACTCATTAAGGCAAAGATTGAGGCAAGCGGGGAGTGACATTTACGACATACCTCTGGAGTTTGGAGGCATAGTAAAACCTGACTTAGTTTACTCTCTTAGTGTGCCTCAACCTTGTTCGTTAATTAGGAACTACTGGTCCAAGGATGCAAAGGAGGAAGGTGTGGAAAAGGTGTACTCTATATTGACACGCGTTGATTCACCTGAACTTCTAATGAAGGATTCTGATGAAGCTGATGAATATCCAAGATTCCTGAGGTCCAGAATAATAAACATGAACGGTAACTTCCATAGGGAAAAAAGGCAAATACAACAGTTTTTGGCAAGCCTGGAAGAGTCTGCTTTCCTTTGTTTGACTTTCAAGGGTTACACTAAATCTATGCTAACAGAGTTGATTTCTGCCCTATCTAGAGAAACGACTGTAAACACAATGAGCCACTCTTGCAAAAGATTAGGTCAAGCTCAAGTGTCGAACTCAAAAAAACTATTGAGAATCAACACCATGGAATATGAAAAAGTTGGGTTAAGAATAGATCAAACATTCTCAAGGAAGGAAATGGATGACTATGTTTTGGAGAGAATGGTATACAGCTTGGGTTACAAGAGCGAATTTGCGACAGAGAAGCTGCCCGACTACATGAATGTTGATAAAGTGGTTCAATTTGAGAGTGCAGTTGTCCTTGCAATTAAATCAGCTGAAGTTCAGAATCCCCATGTGTCTCTCAGATTTCAAGAACCTAGAGTGTTGTCTTTTACAGGGTTGGAGTGGGATGATAGATCTAAGATAGAAGAAGTTGTTAGGATGGAGTATCTTCCAATGAGCTTAGGCGGTAGAATTAGGGGCAAGATAATTGACTATGTAAATTTTGTAACAATGTACACCACAAAACTGTATAAGATGATGAACATGTCCTCAAAGTGTGTTATGTCAAAGTCTGATGAAAGGCTACCGTATGGTCTGCAGTTCTGTGAAAGCAGCTTCTTCTGTTCTATGTCGATCGCTGTCCTAGGAGGTTCAATAGCTACTTTAGAATCAGAGAAGTTGAGAGAGAATTCCCTTCTAGAATCCATACCGCCAGAGAAATTTAGACACGATAGGAACCCTGAGGAGCTAGAGTTGATTGATGCTTCCTTGGTAAATGCCCCGAACGTGCAACGAATAGATTTGTCTCAAGTGATAGAATCTGGAATGAGGTCTGCCACTAAAATACACATAGTGAACACAATCTACAGGAAGCTGAACTTATCAGGAAACGACTACCCTGTTTTTTGGAGGTGCAGTGCAAGAAATCTGAGACCAATAAGTTTCATATCTACATGGGGAAGAGTAGTGACGAGTAGCATAGTTCCCGATGACTACGGATACACAGAGCGCACAACATATAAAACAATGGAAGGCGCTAGAATAGTTTGGAATCACACAGAGGTTAGGTACTCATTCAGACCAAACGACAAATTCAAGCCTCAGAAGCATCTAAAGAAAGGAACTGATGTTTGGCACCCAGGATTGAGGCTTATGGAGTCAACATTAACATCATTTGAATTGAAGGCAGTTGATGACATAATATGGTTGTCAAGACAAGGGTCACTGGTAAGGCCATTGTGTCAAAATAGAGGTTCTGATGAAAATTTAGTCAGATTAATATTCAATGAATCGCCTGATGAGTTGTTTTCAGATGAATTCTTAGTAGAGCATCAAGTTGTACTAAGGGAAGGAGCTAAGTCAGAGACAGAAGTAGACTTTTACGACCCTCTTGGGATAGACTTTGACCTACAGGAGACCTTACTTGATGAAGTGAATGAAGACGGTTTCAGTGACATTGAATTTGACATAGAGGACTTTCCAGACGAGTTGAATGTTGATAGCGAAGATGTTGCAGATCTGGCCAGAACTGTTTCAGACTCTATAGCAGACTCGTTGGCTGACGGTGAGAGAAGAGATAGACAAATAAAAATGTCTAGGTTCATGAAAGGTGGTGTGAATTCATATCTATCAGATGTCAAAGTCCAAGGTTCAGGTAGACTAAAGGTGATGGTTAGAAAACCGTGTCTGGTAATATCTCTGCCAGTTAAGCCAGAGAGGGGAATGGAATTCACAGCTAGTAGAGGTGTTTATCCTCTAGATGAATTTTTTGCTATGTTGGAAGAACAAGGAGCAGGCTCTGAGATGATTCGGAATGTCCTGAACTCTATCTTGTCAATACAGCAGATGAGCGAGACGGTTCAAATTGCCCTTAGGCAAATAGGTTTGAACTAATTGTTATTTCTGTTGTTTTTTGTCCTGGTTGG